GCACAGCGCAGGCACCCGCGAAACTAGACTGATTTCATGATCGCCGCCGACCTGCAAAGCCTCGCAACAAACGCCGCCCAACTTCAACTGCTGCCAGGCAACCCACGACGTGGCGACATCGAAGCCGTACGTCGCAGCCTTGAAGCATTCGGGCAGCGCAAACCAATCGTGGCGAGGCGCGAAGACAAGGTGGTCATCGCAGGCAACCACACGCTGCAAGCGGCACGACTTCTCGGATGGACAGACATCGCCGTCGTTTGGGTAGACGACGACGACACGACCGCAAAGGCCTACGCCCTCGCAGACAACCGAACCGCCGAACTTGGCAGCTACGACGAGCAAGCCCTCGCAGACCTCATCAGCCAAGTCGGGTCCGTGGACCCAGAACTTCTGCAGGCTTCAGGCTGGGACGACAAGGCCGTCCAGGAATTACTCGACGGGCTGCAGGCCGAGCCGCAACCAATCGACGACCCAGACTGGATGCCAGAGACAACAAAGTCGATAACGAAGCGCGGCGACATTTGGCAGCTCGGACCGCACAGACTTATATGCGGGGATAGCACGGACGACGACACATACCAGCAGCTCCTCGAAGGAGAGCAGGTCGACTGCATCTTCACAGACCCGCCATACAACGTGGCATACCAGGGAGGAACCAAAGAAAAACTGACCATCGCCAACGACGACATGGACGAGGTCAAGTTCCGCAAGTTCATAGGCGACGCATTCAAAGCGATGAACAAAACCATCAAACAAGGCGGCGCCATTTATGTCTGCCACCCAGATACGGGCGGCGTTCTTTTTAGGCAAGAATTCGAAAAGGCGAACTTCATGCTGAAGCAGGTGCTCGTTTGGGTCAAGCAAACATTCGTGCTCGGACGCCAGGACTACAACTGGCAACACGAGCCGATCCTTTACGGATGGAAGCCAGGCGCAGCACACGTGTGGGTCGGGCCATTCAGCAACAGCACCGTCCTCGATTACGACAAGGACTACAGCGATATGAAGAAGGACGAGCTCGTCGAGTTGCTAACCAACATCAAGAACGGCTCCAGCGTGGTGCGCGAAAACAAACCACCGAGGAACGGCGAGCACCCAACGATGAAACCAGTGAACCTGGTAGCGCGACTCATCATCAACAACACACGACCACAGGAACTCGTCCTCGACCCGTTCGGCGGCGGCGGTTCCACGTTGATAGCAGCGCAGCAGCTCGGACGATTTGCCCGCATCATTGAACTCGACCCAAAGTACTGCGACGTCATCTGCACACGATGGCAGAAGGTAACAAACAACAAACCGATCAACGCGAAGACAGGCAAAGCGCACGACTTCAAACCAGCCGATGCCTAAACCAGTAGGCAGACCACCCAAACCTGTCGAACAGAAAAGACGCACAGGCAACCCAGGAAAAAGAGCGCTGCCACAAACAACGATCGCAATACCAACAAGCGCCACAACACCAATAGCGCACAGACCATTAGGACCAGCAGGCCAACACTTCTGGGAACGAGTGTGGTCGGTTGGCTTCACGTGGATAAGCCCACAGATGGACATCGAAATTCTGCAGATGGTTTGTGAACTAATCGATGAGAGAACAGCGCTACGAATGAAAGTGCTCGTGGACCAGGACTGGCGTGACCGTTCAGGCCTTCGAGCATTAGACGCACAAGTATTAGATTGTTTATCCCTGCTCGGTTTCACGCCAGTCGATCGAGCACGTCTCGGATTTGTGGAGGTGAAAATACAAAATGAACTCGAAGCATTCAGAGAACGCAAAGCAACTAGGCAAACCAACGTGGTCGACGCCGAAGATTTACCAGACTAACGACGGACAGAACGTCTCAGATTTTGCTGAAACATTCCTTCACGTTTCCAAAGGCATCCGCGCAGGCGAACCGCTGTACCTAACAGACTGGCAGCGCGAACTCCTCGAAGCATTATATGAACGCAGACCAGACGGACTGCTTAGATACCGTCGAAGTTTGATAGGCCTCGCGAGGAAAAACGGCAAGTCCCTGCTCGGCTCCTTGATTGCGCTCTATGCATTATTCGAAGGAGAGAGTGGCGCAGAAGTTTATAGCGCAGCAGGCGACAGACAACAAGCACGCGTCGTGTTCAACGAGGCGAAGATACAGATAACACGATCGCAAGCATTAAGCGGCATCTGCAAGGTTTACCGCGACGCGATAGAGATACCATCAACGGGCGCGATTTACCGTGTGCTTTCGAGCGACGCCGCGCTTCAACAAGGGCTAAACCCCAGCGCCGTGATTTTCGACGAGCTTCACGTGCAGAAGGACTCAGAATTATTTGACGCTTTGACCTTGGGCTCAGGAGCACGCAAAGACCCACAGATCGTCGCCATCACAACAGCAGGCTACGACTTCGACACGATATGCGGCAGACTTTACAACTACGGGAAGCGCGTAATTTCAGGCGACCAGGATGACGAGCGCTTCGGTTTCTTTTGGTGGGAAGCGCCAGAAGGAGCAGCAGTCCACGACAGAGAAGCGTGGGCATTAGCAAACCCAAACCTCGCAGAAGGCCTCCTCGACATCGAGGACATGGAAGTCTCGATGAACCAAACGGCGGAGATACCATTCAGAAGATACCGCCTGAACCAGTGGGTACGAACAGACGGCGACTCCAGCTGGCTACCAGCAGGCGCATGGCAACAATGCGCATCAGACCTGCAGCTCGACTTCGACACGCCCACATTCGTGGGCATTGACATGGCGCTGAAGCACGACTCGATCGCCGTCGTTATTTGCCAGGCGAAGGAAGGGCGCCTGGTTGTTCGTGCCAAAATTTGGCACCCAGATGGAAACATGATGGACATCGCCACAGTCGAGCAACATCTGAAAAGCCTGCACAGGACTTACAACGTGCGCGAATTTGCATACGACCCCGCCTTCTTTCAGAGAAGCGCAGAAGCACTCGCAGACGACGGACTCCCGATGGTTGAGTTTCCGCAAAGCCCACAACGAATGGTCCCAGCGATAGGAACGATGTACGAGGCGATCGTCAACAGGCAGATAGCGCACGACGGCGACCCCATGTTCACAGACCAAATTCTGTCGGCAGTACCACGCCAGACAGACGGAGGACTTCGACTAAGCAAAGGCAAGTCGAAACGAAAAATAGACGCAGCGATAGCATGCGCACTAGCAGTCGATAGAGCAACACGCAAACCACCAGAAGAACCAGTCCCTGGTTTCTTTGTAGTCTAGGAGGAACATGATTTTACTTTTTGAGATGATAGGAACGGCGCTCGTCGTTGCTGGACTATTCTTATTATCAATACCAACAGGGCTGATAAGCGTCGGCCTCGCAATTCTGTTATTCACGTTTGCGATTGAACGAGGACAGAGGAAGGCTAAGTAATGCTCTCACGATTGTTCAACGGCGGCACAGAAGAACGAGCGATCTCATATCAAACCCTGTTCGCATTGGGCGACGGCTTCGCCGTTTCCACAAACGCTGGCACAATTATTACACAACAGGACTCGCTGAAAATAGAAGCCGTGTATTCGTGCGTGAGAATTATCGCAGACAGCATCTCAACACTTCCAGTCGACACCTTCCTGCGATACAACGGAACACGCCAACCATTGCGACCACGACCACAATGGCTAGACAACCCAGAGTCGGGAGTGAGCAGAATTGAACACTTCCAACAAGTGCTCGTTTCCTTAATGCTGAACGGTAACTCGTTCACAAGAATTCTGCGCGACGACCAGGGCATCGCCGCACTGATTGTCTTGAACCCAGAAAAAGTCCAGTGCAGCCGCGACCAGGCAACACGCCGCCCTATTTACGTTTACGACAACCGCGACGTCATTCAAGCAGCAGACATGATCCACATTACCGAGATGCGGCTACCAGGCGACATGCGCGGGCGTTCACGCATTGACCTCATCAAAGAAAACCTAGGGCTCGCACGCGCACTCGAAGAATTCGCAGCTCGCTTCTTCGGACAGGGAAGCAGCGCATCAGGAATAATCGAGTTCCCTGGCAACCTTTCACGCGAGCAGGCCAAAGACCTCGTCGACGGCTTTGAAGAAGGCCATCGCGGACTACGCCGCTCGCACAGACCAGGCATCCTCTTCGGAGGCGCACGCTTCACGAAAACAACCGTCGACAACGACAGCGCCCAATTCTTAGAGTCCCGCAAATTCGCAGTAGAAGAAATAGCCCGCATCTTCCGAGTGCCACCGTCCATGCTGGGAGTGACCACGCCAGGCGCGATGAGTTACGCGAGCGTGGAAATGAACTCGATCCATTTCGTCCAGCACACGCTGCGCCCATACCTAGAAAAAATTGAGGAAGGCTACAGCCGCCTCCTCGACGGGCGAGCATTCATGAAATTCAACGTGGACGGATTGCTTCGAGGCGACCAGGCATCGCGATACACGGCGTTCAGCACAGGCATCCAGTCGGGCTTTCTTTCGATCAACGACATCCACAGGCTCGAAGACATGCCGCCAGTTGAAGGCGGCGACGCATACCGCGTGCCACTAGCCAACGTGGACATCAACGCAGCGAACCTCGCAGAGATTGACCGCAAGTCGATAATTGCGCAACGCCTCATCCTTTCAGGTTTTGATCCAGAAGCCGTACTTGCATCGCTGGGACTTCCAGCAGTCGCACACACAGGCGTCCCATCATCAGGCCTGCAACCACTCGCAAGCGTAAACCCAACCAACCCGCAAGCCGCATACGACGTGAAGTCGCAGGACATGAACATCACGATGCCAGAGATGATCCTGAACTACACGCCACCAGCCGTAAACATTCCAGCACCAATTATCAACGTGCCAGAAACAGTCGTTCGCGTAAACATCCCAGAACAAAGACCAACAATACGAACCGTTGAACGCGACAGCAACGGACGGATCGTCAACATCATCGAGAAGGTAGAAGAATAATGGCAACAGGAATCAGCAACTACCTCGCCAACAAATGGCTCGACGCATTAGGCAACGCGACAGCCTTCTCGGTAACAACGGCCTACGTCAAACTACACACAGGCGACCCAGGCGCAGCAGGCACATCAAACGCAGCAACAGAAACAACACGCAAAAGCGCATCATTCGCTGCAGCAGCAAACGGAGCAATCGCCTCAGACGCAGACCTCACGTGGACAAACATCGCTGGCTCAGAAGACGCGACACACTTCACCGCATGGGACAACGCAACGACGGGTAACTTCTTATTTTCAGGAACCATCACAGGCAACCCATACACGGCAGGCGACACATACACAATCGCCTCTGGCGCCCTAAACGTTTCACTGACCATCGCAAGCTAGGCAACCAATGGCCGTCCAACGGTTCGTCCTCAACACAAGCACCCTGGATGACGCAACGACAGGACTAGCAGGCGGACCAACGCCAGCATTCAAACTCAACACAAGCACCCTCGACAGCACAGCCAAACTCGACGGCGTCGACTACCTCACCCTTGCCACAGGAGCCGCGCAGCTCGGAGCAGGCCAGGCAACAGCAACGAGCCAAACCACCAAACAGGCAACCGCAACAGCCCCCCTCGGAGCAGGCCAGGCAACAGCGACGTCCAGCACAACAAACCCAGCAACAGCAACCGCGCAGCTCGGAGCAGGCCAGGCAACAGCAACGAGCACCACGACCCTGCAGGCAACGGCAACCGCCAACCTTGGCACAATTCAAGCGACCACGCAAAGCACAACCCAAACCAACGCAACAGGAACAGCGCAGCTCGGAGCAGGCCAGGCAACAGCAACCAGCCAAACCTTCGTGGTGCCAACAGCAATCGCAACCCTCGGCACCATAAACGCGACAGCAACAGCAACCGTCACCCCACAACCAACCCCAGAACCAACAACAACACAAGGCGGGAACCCTTGGTGGCGCAAACAACTGCCAACAACAAAACCAACACAAAAACCACAACCACCACAAGAACCAATCGTCGAAGAATTGAAACCACGCGAAACATTCGGACGCGCCACAGCAACAGCAGCACTAGAAGCAACAGCAATGGCGTCCATTACATGGTCTATCCTTGAAGACGAAGCAGACCTTCTGCTTTTGATTTGAGGACACGATGCCAATTCAAACAGGACAAGTAAGCGTAGGCACAGCAGCGACGCGGATACTTGGAACAAACGGCAACTTCGGACACGTCATCCTGCACAACGACGACAACACGGACGCCATCTTTATCGGAGGCGCAGGCGTCACAACCACCACAGGATTGAAGCTGACAAAACTAGAACACCACGACTTCGACATCATGCCAGCAACAGAACTGTACGCCGTTTCGAGCAAGAGCGGACACATTCTCTCCTACCTGCTTCAGCAGCTCTGATGCCGTACTTCATAACGGACAAAGCAGAAGGCTGCGCAGGCTGGGCCACGGTTAAGGAAGACGGCGAAGTGATCGGATGCCACGCAACAAAGCAAGACGCGATAGACCAGATGGTCGCTGTTTCGATTGCGGAAGAAATGGAACCAGGCGGAGAACGCTCAATCGAACTGAACCTCCCTGCATACATTCAGGCAGCAGCCAAACGAGGACTTGAATACTACGGCGAAGGCTTGGGCGGCGACGGGCTCGTTGAGCGAACCATTCGAGAAGCACGCGAGATGGCAGACGGCAACATCAGCGAAGACAAAGTTATACGCTCGAACGCATGGGGCCAAAGACACCTAGTTGATTTGGACGCAACAAAGAACTCAAACGCAGACGACGAGGAATACCCAGGAGCAGGAGCCGTCGCCTTTTACCTTTGGGGAATAAACCCACTCGATCCAAAACCAGCGATGGACTGGTTCAGCAGCAAAGCAGAAGCTATCAAGAATGAGGAAAGCCAAGACGACGAGAACGACGACATAACACAAACTGATCGTGCGTTCACATTCTGGCGCAAGCAAAGCGAACCCTTTGCTACGCTAGAACCTATGGCAGAACAAGTGGAGACACGACGCGTAACATTCAACGACTTCGAACTACGCGCAGCACCACAAGGCGACGGAATGACCTTTAGCGGTTACGCCGCCGTCTTCAACAGCAACAGCGAACCGCTCCCATTCATTGAGCGCATCGCACCTGGCGCATTTGCGAAAAGTCTCAAAGCCCGCAACAACATCCGCATGTACATGAACCACGACTCCAGCATGCTGCTCGCAACCACACGTGGGAAAACCCTCCGACTTCAAGAAGACAGCACAGGCCTGCTCGTTGAAGCAGACCTGCCAGACACCACCGTCGGGCGCGACCTTTCAGTACTCATGCAACGCAAAGACGTCGACTCGATGAGTTTCGGTTTCACCGTCCCACAAGGCGGAGACAAATGGAGCAACGACGGGATGCAACGCGAACTCACCCAAATCAAACTCTTCGAAGTTTCAGTGGTAACAGGCTTCCCTGCATACGCAGCAACAAGCGCAGCCGTCCGATCATTGGACGCATTGGCAACACGCACAGGCATCGACGCAGACCAACTCGCAGCAGCAATCAACACACTCGAAGCAGGGCAAACATTAAGCGCAGACCACGCTGCAGTCATTCGTGAGACAGTGGCCAAACTTGAGCCACAACAAGAAGCAGCACCGTCACGCGTGGGCCTTATGGCTAAGCACCTTGACCTGCTAAAAGATTTCGCTTAGTCTTTTAGAACTGCATCGGATGAGCGGAGCCGCCTCTGATGTTGCTGATAGCGGAGCCGCATCAGGTTAAAAAACCATCCTGCGAAAACCCATCAACAACATCACTCCCAACAGGGAAAAGGAACCAAACATCATGAAGGAATATATCGACCGTCAAGTCGAAATTCGTAACCGCGCATGGAACGAAGCAAAGTCGATCCTTGACAAAGCAGCAGCAGAAAAGCGTGACCTTTCAGCCGAGGAAGAACAGACCTATGGTCGCATCTCCAAGGAACTCGAAGACCGCGCAGCAACCATCGCAAAGCTACGTGACGACGAGTCGCGCGAACTTCGCATGGACGCAGCAACACGCGAAATCGCAGACCAGGTACGCCCAATGTCGGCAGCACCAGTGGCAGACGACATCGCACACATCCGTTCACTCGTAATGAATGAGAAGCGCTCACACAACTTCGAGCGTCGCGACATTCTGAAGTCAAGCACTGGCTCCCCAGTTCCGACTTCGTTCTACGACCAAGTGATTATGCGAGCACGTCTCATCGCCCCAGTACTTCAGACTTCAACTGTTCTGAACACGGCAGGCGGAGAGAACCTTCAAATCCCATCGTTGTCAACTTATTCAGTAGGCACCGTGACAGGCGAAGGCTCAGCAATTGGCGAGAGCGATCCAGTATTCAACTCATTCATCACACTCGGCGCGTATAAATATTCGTTCCTTGTTCAGTTGTCGAATGAATTGCTCGAAGACAGTGGCGTCGACATTCTCGGCTTCATGGCAGACCAAGTCGGTAACGCACTTGGCTACGCAGTCGGCTCAGCATTGACCGTTGGAACTGGAACAGACATGCCAAAGGGAATCGTCGCAGCATCGTCTGTTGGCGGAACCGCAGGCACAGCGACAGCATTCACCGCAGACAACCTCATCGACTTGCTCTACTCTTTGGATGGCGCAGCGAGAAACCTGCCAGGCGTGGGCTGGATGATGAACGGCAAGTCAGTCGGCGCAGTTCGCAAGTTGAAGGACACAGCTGGGAATTACGTATTCCAGCCGAGCCTCGCAATGGACAGCCCAGACATGCTGCTTGGAAAACCAATCTACGAGAACCCATCGATGGTCGACGTTGCGACGGGAACCAAGAGCGTCCTCGTTGGACACCTACCTTCCTATTTCGTGAGGACCGTAGGCGGCTTGCGATTGGATCGAAGCGATGACTTCGCATTCAGCAGCAACCTGGTGACCTTCCGCGCAACATTCCGCGTGGACGGCAACCTGCCACAAACATCACACGTGAAGCACCTGCTCCAGCCATAATCAGCTGACAGATGCAAGCGCTGCCGTAAGGCGGCTACATTTGAGGGCGACGCGAACACGCAGGGCGCGTCGCCCTCATTTATTTTCTGCGACCTGCGAAGGAGACAAAGGTGGGCAATGCGCGTAATTATCCAGAGCATAATGGTCGAGTTACCAGACCTCGAAGCACAGCTCCTTCTTCGAAGGGGGATAGCACACTTGCCAGAACAAGCGGACGAGCCAATGCAGACGCGTTACGAATCCTCTGGTATTCAAACGCCCCGTTCGCGCCAACAGGCTACGGCACGCAAACCGCGCAAGCAGTCCCCAGGCTCATCAAAGAAGGCCACGAAGTAGCCATCCACGCGATGTACGGCATCGAAGGCGTTGCCTCGATGTGGAACGGAATCAAGTTATACCCACGAGGAATGGCGCCTTACAGCGACGACATTCTGACAGCACACTGGATGGATTGGGCAAACGGCAACAAAGAAATACCAGCGCTCCTCATGACGCTTTTCGATGTTTGGGTATTGAAGTCGCCTTCGATAAACCAGATAACAAACATCGCCTCCTGGGTACCAATTGACCACGCCCCATGCCCACAAGAAACAATTGCCTGGTGCAAACGAGACAACGTGAAGCCCATCGCCATGTCGCAATTCGGGCTGCGCATGTTCGAAGCAGAAGGGGTCGAGGCGTTCTACGCGCCACACGGAATCGACGCAACATTCAAACCAACACCAAAGTGGAGCAACGGGCAACGCGAATGGACAGGACGCGAACTCATGCAAATACCAGACGACAAATTTGTCGTCATGATGAACGCAGCCAACAAAGGACAAAACCCGTCCCGTAAGTCATTCGGAGAAAACCTGCTGGCGTTTGGTATTTTTGCAGAGACAAGACCAGACGCGATCCTTTACCTGCACACAGAACGCGACGGAGCGATGGGCGGCATCAACCTCGTGCCACTTTTGGAGGCTTGCGGAATTCAACCGCACCAATACAAAATCGTGGACCAATACTCATACCGCGCAGGATTCCCACAAGGCGCACTCGCAGCCATGTACACAGCAGCAGACGTTCTCCTTGCCTGCAGCATGGGCGAAGGCTTCGGCATTCCAGTGATCGAGGCGCAAGCCTGCGGAACACAAGTCATCGTTTCGGATTTCACCGCGCAACCCGAACTTGTCGGAGCAGGCTGGGCCGTCGACGTTCAACCATTCTGGGACGCCCACCAAAAATCGTGGTTCTGCACGCCACAAGTTCCGTCGATCCTTGAAGCCTTAAAGGACGCATACGAAACGCCACGTGGAACAAACCAAACCGCCGTCGACTTCGCGAGCCGCTACGACGCAGACCAGGTATGGGCAACCCACTGGAAGCCAATTATGAAGGAGCTCGCAGCATGGTGCCATGCATCATCATCCCAGTCCTGAACCGCTACGACCTTCTCGAACGCGCCATCAAATCAATCGACTACCCAGTCGAGGAACTTCTCATAATCGACAACGGAGGGCAGAGCACACTCAACGACTACCCCTGGGTAATCGACAGACGACACGTGAAAAATTACCGCGTTTGGAGCATGCCCACAAACCTCGGCGTAGCACCATCGTGGAACTTGGGGATCAAAGCAACGCCCCACGCGCAAGGCTGGATACTCATGAATTCCGATGCAGCCTTCGAACCAGGGCAGCTCGAACGTTTCCACAACGACACAACAGAAGAAGCGATCATCTTCACAAGCGCCACGCCAGGCTGGTCCTGCGTTTGGATAGGAGCCAAAGTCGTAGAAAAAATAGGCCTCTTTTCAGAATGCTACGTGCCTGCCTACTTCGAAGACAACGACTACGAGCAACGCGCCAGGAACAACGGCATACCCATCCTGGTCTCGGACGCAGCCGTACAACACGACAATTCATCCACCATCAAAGCATCGCCAGAATACGCTGAAAAAAATACGCGCAGCTTCCAATCAAACCAGGCGCTCCACTTAGAACGATGGGAAAATGGAACACCACCAATCGGACATTGGGACATAACACGACGAAGGGAACTCGGCTGGGATGCGTAAAATAACAGAATTCAAAAACCTGCACAAAGGAGAAACCATCTACGTCTTCGGTTCAGGCGCAACGCTGAACTACCTGGCGCCTGGTTTCTTTGACGACAAAACCTGCGTGACGACGAACTTCGCTGGCTCCATTTTCGGGCTCAAAAAATATTACTGCTTCAGCCATTACCACGAGGACAGCAGAAGCGAAAACCAAAAAGAGCAAAGCATCGCCGTGTTTACGCCAGACAAAGAACACGGAACGGATGGGTACTTCATCGACATCATGGATGGAATCGTTCTCTTCGAAGCAACGCAAGGAAGGCCAGGCGCATCGTTTGACCCACACGGCAAAGATTGGCCTAGCAAAGAAGACAGCCTCGTCGTCGGTTCTTCAGGCATACACGGAGCGATGCACCTAGCCGCATACATGGGCGCCAAATATATCGTGCTCGTAGGAGCAGACTGCGGAACACTTGGAGGCAACCATCGCATCGAGGGCTACGTGGAAGGCGACACGCACTG